TGTGTATCAGAAAATAAGTATTACTCAAGCTTTGCAAGAAGCTCAATCGCGTGTTATTGAAGGAACGGTGGTAGAAAATGGCAGCTAATAATCTCAGAGAATTATTGTATGGCCCTTCACAAAACAACGCCCTTGTCGCAACGCCACTACTTCCAATCAAAACAACTGAACTGCCACCTCACTTAGAAAAGATGTATAGAGGTTGGGTGTTGCAGAACAGAATACCTGAGTCTAATGACTACGACATGCGCGGGTTCTTTATGGACTTAATTAAAGGCGATAGAGACGCGCAGACAAGTATTAACCCGTCAGACATGCAAATGCACTTTACTGACAAATTTAAGTTACCTAATCACCCAGCATTTTCAGGCGAAAGCCGATACAGCCGTACAACGCAAGACCCACGTTGGGTAGAGAACCCAGCACCATATAAAGAAGGCACTTGGGCTAGACGAAACAAGACAGGTAATCTTGACGTAGAAATACCGCAATAATGCAACTACCTATATATAGCTCGGATGAAGAACAGTTATTGATGTCACGTCTGTGGGACCCGCGTGTTGCGGATGACCCTGAAGCGTTCGTGCTGTTTGCGTTCCCGTGGGGGCAAGCCAACACGCCGTTAGCAAAGTTCAAGGGGCCAAGACAATGGCAACGCGAGGTGCTAAGAACAATCGCCAAGCACATCAAAGATAATCGCGGTCAAGTCGACATGACAACGCTACGCGAGGCAGTCAGCTCAGGGCGGGGGATCGGTAAGTCAGCGTTAGTGAGCTGGCTAATCTTGTGGATGTTAACGACACGCATAGGCTCAAGTGTAGTGGTGTCAGCTAACAGCGAGTCGCAGCTCAGGTCAGTCACATGGGGCGAGCTGACTAAGTGGCAGGCCATGATCATCAACGCGCATTGGTGGGAGATCAGCGCGACTAAGCTCGTGCCAGCCAAGTGGGTGTGTGAGCTAGTCGAGCGCGACTTGAAAAAGGGGACGCGGTATTGGGCGGCTGAGGGTAAGCTGTGGAGTGAAGAGAACCCAGACAGTTACGCGGGTGTGCATAACCACGACGGCATGATGTTAATATTTGATGAGGCGAGCGGTATACCTGACGGCATCTGGTCCGTGGGGGCTGGCTTCTTCACGGAGAACATATTAGATCGGTATTGGTTCGCGTTCAGCAACCCGCGCCGTAACCAAGGCTACTTCTTTGAGTGCTTCAACTCTAAGCGTGACTTTTGGCATGGGAGACAAATAGATGCACGTCAGGTCGAGGATACAGATAAAGCGGTATATGAACAGATTATTGCCGAGTATGGAGAGGACTCATCACAGGCGCGGGTCGAGGTATACGGTGAGTTTCCATCAGCAGGTGAAGATCAGTTTATCAGCCCGACACTTGTCGAGGACGCGTTCAAGCGTGAGAGATATAAGGATACGTCTGCACCTATCGTTATCGGCGTTGATCCAGCACGCGGGGGCGCGGATAGCACGGTCATCCTTGTGCGTCAAGGGCGTGACATCATTAGTATAAAACGCTACCAAGGCGAGGACACGATGTCTATCGTTGGACGTGTCATCGAGGCGATAGAAGAGTTCAAGCCTGTGATGACAGTCATTGACGAAGGTGGCCTGGGGTATGGCATATTGGACAGGCTAACCGAGCAACGCTACAAGGTCAGAGGAGTGAACTTCGGATCACGCGCCAAGAACAGCATCATGTGGGGCAACAAGCGAGCAGAGATGTGGGGCGCCATGAGAGAGTGGCTCAAGACTGCGAGCATACCAGAGGATAGAAAACTCAAGTCAGACCTCACAGGTCCGATGAAAAAGCCAAACAGTAGTGGTACGATCTTCTTAGAAGGTAAGAAAGAGATGAAGGCAAGAGGCATGGCAAGTCCTGATGCAGCGGACGCGCTATGTGTAACTTTTGCATTTCCAGTAGCGCATCGTGAGTATGTTGACAAAGGCATAAAAAAGTCGTATGCTAACGGTGGCGGTATATCTAACTCATGGATGGGAAGCTAAAATGGCTAATACAGGTTTGTACGCAAACATTCACGCAAAACAAGAACGCATTAAAGCAGGTTCAGGCGAAAAGATGAGAAAGCCTGGCGCTAAAGGCGCACCAACAGCTAAAGACTTTAAAGAGTCAGCTAAGACAGCTAAGAAAGGTAAGTAAAATGCCGTTAAAAAAATCACCAAGCAAAAGTGCGTTTCGTGAAAACGTCAAAGCAGAAATTAAAGCAGGCAAACCTATTAAACAGGCCGTTGCAATTGCGTACTCAGCAAAAAGAGAAGCTACTAAAAAAGGTAACAAATGAGACTTAAACCATTAAGCGACTGCATCGTAGTTGAGCAAGACGAAGAAGTAGTAAGTAGCATTATTTTTGTACCAGGTGCTAAGAAGTTGTTTAGCGGATACGTACGCGCAATTGGCCCAGGGAAGAAATTAGAAAATGGAAACTTATCAAATATGGATGTTCAAGTTGGGGATCATATTATGTTTGGTGAGTACACAGGTCAAACGACGACTATCGACGGTAAAGATTACCTAATGATGCGTAACACGGAAGTGATTGGACTGATAAATGAGTGATGAAATGGTAACCGTCGGTGTTGTCGCTAATGGCAACAACAAGAAAAGCGATCCTAGGGATATGCTGGCTACAATGCGTAGCCGTTTTTCTATGGCGGTTTCTGCTTACTCAGAGTCAAGAGAAGATGAGCTTGACGATTTACGTTTTGAGGCTGGTTCGCCAGACAACCAATGGCAATGGCCTGCGGATGTATTAGCAACACGCGGTTCAGTACAAGGCCAAACGATTAATGCTAGACCTTGCTTAACAATCAACAAGTTACCTCAACACGTTCATCAAGTTACTAATGAACAACGCCAAAACCGACCTTCGGTGAAGGTAATTCCTGTGGATGATAATGCTGACGTAGAGGTCGCAGAGATATTCGAGGGAGTTATTAGGCATATTGAATATATCTCAGATGCAGATGTCGCATACGACACCGCATGTGAGAATCAAGTCACCTATGGTGAAGGTTACATCCGTGTACTAACTAAATATTGCGACGACAATACATTTGATCAAGACATCTACATTGGTCGCATCCGCAATTCCTTTAGCGTGTACATGGACCCTACAATCCAAGACCCAACTGGCGCTGATGCTGAATGGTGTTTTATTACAGAGGATATGACAAAAGCTGAATATGAGCGTCAATTCCCTGATGCAGCGCCAATATCATCCATTATGCAACAGGGTGTAGGCGACTCTTCATTAAGCCAATGGCTAACAGAAGATACAGTCCGTATTGCAGAGTATTTTTACATAGATCACACACCATCTAGGTTAAATCTATACCGTGGCAACATCTCAGTAGTAGAGAATAGCCCTGAAGATAAGCAAATGAAAGAGATGGGCCAAAAACCTATCAAGTCACGTACTGCTGACGTTAAAAAAGTCAAGTGGCTAAAGACAAACGGCTTTGAAATTTTGCAAGAACAAGAGTGGGCAGGTTGCTACATCCCTGTTGTGCGTGTAGTAGGTAACGAGTATGAAGTAGATGGACGATTGTACGTGTCTGGCCTTATACGTAATGCAAAAGATGCACAACGTATGTACAACTACTGGGTTTCACAAGAAGCTGAGATGTTGGCATTGGCGCCAAAAGCACCATTTATCGGTTACGGCGGTCAATTTGAAGGCTACGAGACTCAATGGAAAACTGCAAACACGACAAATTGGCCTTATTTAGAGGTTAACCCTGACGTAACAGATGGTGCAGGTAGCGTTTTACCTTTACCGCAACGTGCGCAACCACCAATGGCTTCTAGCGGTCTATTACAAGCAAAAGCAGGCGCTTCAGACGATATTAAGTCATCTACAGGTCAATATGACTCTAGTTTAGGTGCAACAAGCAACGAACGATCAGGGAAAGCAATTTTAGCAAGAGAAAAACAAGGCGATACGGGTACGTACCACTATATTGACAATTTAGCACGTGCTATTCGTCATATTGGACGTCAATTAGTGGATTTAATCCCAAAAATCTACGATACAGAGCGTGTAGCACGTATTATTGGCATTGATGGCGAAGTAAAATCAGCGAAAATTAACCCTGAACAGCCTGAACCAATCAAGAAAATAGTAGACGAAACAGGCATTGTAATTGAGAAAATATACAATCCTAGCGTCGGTAAGTACGACATTGCGGTGTCTACTGGCCCAAGTTACATGACAAAACGTCAAGAATCACTAGATGCAATGAGTCAACTATTGCAAGGCAACCCACAATTGTGGCAAGTGGCTGGCGATTTGTTTGTTAAGAACATGGATTGGCCTGGCGCACAAGAGATGGCTAAACGTTTTGCTAAAACGATTGATCCTAAGCTATTAAGCGATCAAGATGAGGACCCAGCATTAGCGGCAGCAAATCAACAATTAGAAGCGATGGGTCAAGAGCTAGATCAGCTACATAGCATGTTGCAAAACGTTAGCAAGTCTATGGAAGCGCAAGATTTGGCGATTAAAGAGCAAGAAGCTAACATTAAAGCTTACGATGCTGAAACTAAACGTATTAGCGCAGTCCAAGCGTCTATGTCGCCAGAACAGATACAAGACATTGTAATGGGTACCGTGAATGGCATGTTAGATAGTGGCGACTTAGTAGGCATGATGCCTGATCGAGATATGCCTGACGAAATGCCACAAGGCGAGATGCCAATGCAAGAAGAACAGCCTATGATGCCACCTGAAGGGATGCAACAATGAAAGCCTGTGATTTTGTAGGGATGCTGTTTTTAGCAAGAGATGTAACGCACTCAGTACATCTTAATACACGTAGCTATTCAAAGCATAAAGCGCTACAAAGGTTTTACGAAAACATTATTGAGTTAGCAGATAACTTTGCTGAAGCCTATCAAGGCCGACATGGTTTGATGGGACCAATAACTTTGCAGACAGCTAAAAAGACTACTAATGTAATTCAATTTTTAGAGAATCAATTAGAAGAAATTGAAGCAGACAGATATAAAGTATGCGATGAAACAGATACTGCAATACAGAATCTGATTGACGAAATTGTAGCGCTTTACTTAGCAACACTATATAAATTAAGGTTTTTAGCATGACCGTAACCGTTAAACATTCTACACTTGCAGACGGCACTTTTAGTGCTACAGGCGCTACAGCATGGGACGCGGATCACACCTTGTCAGGCGTATTGCCTGTAGCCAATGGGGGTACAAATACAACTACATCTACAGGCACAGGTAGTGTTGTATTAGATACTAACCCAACATTTTCTAGCGATGTTACAGTTACTGGTGTTTTAAACGGAGATTCCGCAAGTTTTAGTGGTAGTCTAGGTTGTGGTAGTCTAACTGCTAGTGATGCAATTTTCTATAGTGGTATTTTAGTTAGTAATTCTGTTCCCATAAGTGGTGCGTATGATGCTTTGAGTATTGCCATTGGTACAAATGCGCTTTCAACTGCAATCTTTGGTTCAAACAATATTGCTATTGGGTATGATGCTGCAAAATTAGTCACATCTGGGTATGAAAATGTTGTTATTGGAAGTAGTGCTGGGGATGGTTTTGATACAGGCTATAGAAATGTATATATTGGATATAACGCATCTTCTAGTGGTCCGTCTGTTACTGAGGAAATTGCAATTGGCTATAACGCAGTAGGATTAGGTTCAAACACAACAACATTTGGTAACAATTCTACATCAAATTCATATATTTACGGGGCATTAAATGTTGGCGGTAACGGCACAACTGCCAATCAAAACATTGCTACAAATCAAACATCAGGCACACTAGCAATTGGTGGGGCAAGTGGTACAGGTGGAATTGTTTTTGGTAGAAGCACAGTTACACAAGCAGTCAATATGGGTACTGGGGCAACAGCATCAGGTTCAACTAAAACAGTCAATATTGGCACAAATGGAGTAGCAGGTTCAACGACCAACATTGCTATTGGCTCTACAGCAGGAACAAGCACTACAACACTTAATGGTAATGTTACTACCCCAAAAGATGCAACATTTAATGGGGTTAAGGTAGGTAAAGGTGCAGCTAATATCTCTAACAATCTTGCTGTAGGGCAAGCTGCTTTAACCAATGCTTCAACAACTGGTATTGGTAATATCGGTGTTAGTTATGTTGGCACGATGGGAAGTTTAACTTCTGGCACATATAACATGGCATTGGGTGGCAATGCTTTGGCTGGCATTACTACTGGTACTGAAAATATTGCAAATGGCACTTCAGCATTAGAAAGCAACACTACTGGTAGTTTTAATACTGGGATTGGTGGACAAGCATTAAGATTTACATATACAGGTTCTAACAATGTTGGTATAGGTAAAAGTGCTGGGGCTATAAAAACTGGTGGCGGTGGTATGTTTGACCCATCCAACGGTGTGTACATTGGGTCATCTTGTTTAGGTGTAGCAGATAATGAAACTAATGCTATTGTCATTGGTCAAGGCGCACAAGGTCTAGGTTCTAACACTACAGTAATTGGAAAAACTGCTACAACAATAACAAAAGTATTTGGTGTAATTCAATCTACTACTTATACAGTAGCAACACTTCCATCTGCTTCAACTGTAGGTGTAGGTGCAAGGGCTTTTGTAACGGATGCTACAACCCCTGTATTTGGAATGGCAGTAGTTGGAAGTGGCGCAGTTCCAGTTCCAGTATATTCAACAGGGTCAGCTTGGAACGTAGGTTAATTTAAGGAGAAATAAAATGATTGAAGAAACAGTAGAACAAATCGCACAACATTACAAAGCAGCAATGGATTCAGTAAATCTTATTAATGGTGGCAAGCCTGAGTGGATGACTGACGAAGATTGGACTGATTGCTTAAAGCGTAACAAAGAACACCTTGTCATTATGCTTGCTAAAGACTTTTGGACAGATGAGGACTTAACTCCACTACAACTAGCATCAGAGGATGCGTAATGGGTAACTTTTTTGGGGGTGCGTTCTTTGCAGGTGGGTTTTTTGGGAGTATTATTACCGCAGGTCAACAATTATTGATCGAGATTCGATCATTTACACAACGTAGGAGAATTTAAATGTCAGTTAACTTAAAAGCTATTACCACACGTCTAGGGTATCAGCAAATTACAGCACTTAGTACAGCTACAGGACTGACAGTTCCTTACGTTGACCTAAACGGGCTTAATTGCAGACCTTCTATTGCATTGATTACGCCAGAAGGCCAAGCTGTCCGTTGGCGCGATGATGATGTCAACCCTACTGCATCTGTAGGCATGCCACTAGCAGTAGGCGTTACATTACAGTACGATGGTGATTTGACTAAGATCAAATTTATTGAGCAAACAGCTAGTGCTAAAATTAATATCAGCTACTACGCATAGGGGTTAAAAAATGGATATTTCAAACGGTAATGGCGGTATTGATTCAGGAAAATTAGTAGATTATTTTACTAAACAGTTCCTTAAAGACTTAGGCGAGATGGCAGTATTAAAAGCTGAACTTGAAGCCCGTCAAGGTGCTTTGTCAGCAGTAGAAGATGCTAACAAGTTACGTGCAGATGCAGATGCTTATGCCGCAGCTAAGAAAGCTGAAGCTGACGACAATTTACTTGCAGCTAAACTTAAAAACGCTGAGTCAGACATTAGAAAGATTAATTTAGATAAAACTGTAGCTTCTTTTGAAGTAACTGCAAAAACAGTTAATGAAGATTTAGATGCTCGTGAGAAATCACTTTCTGGTAAACTAAAAAGCTTGACAGAATCAGAAGCAGCCGTAGCTAAAGCTAACGAAAAAGCAGAAGCACTACTAGCAACGCTTGAAGCTGATCGTGCTACATTAGATGCACGTATTAAAGCGTTCCAAGCAAAAGTAGCAGCAATAAACGTATAATAAAAACTGTACTAGTGCAGTTCACTAGGGTTTCTAAGGAAACAAAATGAGTGAAAACCAAGAAGTAGAAGTAATAGCGGAAGTACCCGCGCCAGAGACAGAAGTTACGACAGCTCCTGAAACTGATGCACCAGCAGTAGAAGTGTCGGAAGAAAAGCCAGCAGAAGCCTCTAAAGTATTCTCACAAGAAGAACTAGATGCAGCCATTGGCAAACGCTTGGCAAGAGAACAACGTAAATGGGAAAGAGATCGTGCTGCTCAGGCTTCAACACCTGTAGCGCCTAAAGATGTCCCCGCGCCTGATCAGTTTGAATCAGTAGAAGCGTATGCCGAAGCATTGGCAGTACAAAAAGCTGAACAGTTGATTGAGCAAAGAGAACAACAAAGGCAACAGCATGAAATTTTAGAGTCCTACCACGACAAGGAAGAAGAAGCACGAGCAAAGTATGACGACTTCGAGCAAGTTGCATACAACCCTAGTGTTCCTATTACTCAAGTGATGGCTCAATCTATTCAAGCTTCAGATGTAGGTCCTGACCTGGCTTATTACCTAGGGACAAACATTAAAGAAGCTGAACGTATTGCTCGTTTAGCGCCAATCTTACAAGCAAAAGAAATTGGCAGACTTGAAGCAAAAATTGCTAACGAGCCTGTTACTAAGAAAACAACAAGCGCACCTGCGCCTATATCGCCTGTGACGGCTAAAGGTAGTGGTTCACCAGCGTATGACACGACAGACCCTAGGTCTGTAAAAACGATGTCTACATCTGATTGGATTGCGGCTGAAAGAGCTAGACAAGCAAAGGCATGGGAAGCGAAAAAAAACCGCTAACTTTTATATAAGGAAATATCATGTCAAATTCAATTTTAACCATTGATATGATCACTCGTAAAGCTTTAGAAATCCTAGAGAACAACCTTGTGATCACACGTAACGTGAATCGTCAGTACGATGATTCTTTTGCCGTAGAAGGCGCTAAAATTGGTTCTACATTGCGTATCCGTTTACCAGATCGCGCTTTAGTAACTGACGGTGCAGCTCTACAAGTTCAAGACGACAACGAACAGTTCACAACATTGACTGTTGCACAACAAAAACACATTGGCGTTAACTTCACATCAGCTGAATTAACTATGCAATTAGATGACTTTGCAGAACGTGTATTGAAACCACGTATTTCACAATTGGCTTCTAGCGTTGATGCTGACGTTGCAAACGCATACAAAGCAATCTACAACTCAGTAGGTACACCAGGTACTACACCATCAACTTCATTGGTATTGTTGCAAGCTCAACAAAAACTAAACGAAGGTGCTGCTGTAATGTCACCACGTTACGCTACTGTTAACCCTGCTGCTAACGCTGGCTTGGTTGAAGGTATGAAAGGTTTGTTTAACCCAACTGACACAGTTTCACGTCAATTCAAAAACGGTATGATGGGTATGGGCGTATTGGGCTTCGAAGAAGTTAACATGTCTCAATCAATCAAACAACATACTACTGGTGCATGGGGTACAGCAATCACAGTTACTTCAACAATTACTGCTGAAGGTACAAGCTCTATCGGTTTGAGCTTCACAGGTTCAAGCAAAACATGGAACGTAGGCGACATCTTTACAATCGCTAACGTTTATGCAGTTAACCCACAAACACGTGAAACAACTGGTTCATTGCAACAATTTACAGTAACTGCTGCTGCAACAGGTTCTTCAACAACAACAGTTTCTGTTTCACCAGCAATCTATACTCCTAACAACGCATTGGCAACTGTAGACAGTTTCCCTGTAGCAGGCGCTGTAGTAACTATGTTCGGTGCAGCTTCAACACAATACGCACAAAACTTGGTTTACCATAAAGATGCAATCACTTTTGCAACTGCTGACTTGTTGTTACCACAAGGCGTAGACATGGCTTCACGTCAAGTACACAATGGCATCTCACTACGTGTTGTTCGTCAATATGACATTAACAACGATCGTTTGCCTTGCCGTATTGACGTTCTATATGGCTTTGCTACAATTCGTCCACAAATGGCTACCCGTATCTGGGGTTAGTCTAGGTAAGCCCCACTTCGGTGGGGTTTCAACATTATATTAGTAAAGGAAATTATCATGGCTCTTCCAAATGGCGCAGGTGGTTATCAATTAGGTGACGGTAACTTAGGCGAACTTGTTTTAGGTTATCAAGCAGCTCCGTTATCTGTAGCAGCAACAGCTACATTAACAGCAGCTCAAGTTACAGCAGGTATTTTGTTAGTTGGTTCAGGTGCTACTGCTGCTCAAACATACACATTGCCTTCAGCAGCTTTAATTGAAGCAGTTGTTAGCTCAGCTAAAGTTGGTTCAACTTTTGATTTAAGCATTGTTAACTTAGGTACATCTTCAGGTACTGGCGCGTTAGCATTAGGTTCAGGTACAGGCTTTTCTGATGGCGGTAACGCTACAGTAGCATTGGCAATTACATCAAGCGGTTTATTCCGTTTCCGTAAAACTGCTGAAAACGCTTACTCTGTGTACCGCGTAGGTTAATGTAATAACTCCACCCTTCGGGGTGGATTTTTAATAAAGGAAATATTATGCCAAATACCAAACCAGTAGGCGTAGCCTATTCAGACCCTGAGCTATCAGGCGCTACAATTAATAATTCGCCAATTGGCGCAACAACACCTAGCACTATCATAGGTACGACTGTGTATTCTGCACTAGAAATTGGTTATTCAGCAGACGCACAAGGTTCAGCTACGCAAGCCGCCACTTCTGGCAAATCAACAGCAGTAACGTTAAATAAATCTGCAGGTCAAATTACAATGAACAATGCAGCATTGAACGCCAATACTAGCGTTTCATTTACATTAAACAACACTATAATTAGCGCAAAAGACACTATTATTCTTAACATTGGTGGCGGTCAAGCAACAGCAAACACCTACAATGCTTGGATTGATAGCTTAACTGCAGGTTCTGCAGTAGTAACATTACGTAACGTTAGCGGTGGTTCTTTATCAGAAGCTATCGTACTTAACTTTGCAATTATTCACAATGCACCATAAAAATAGGGGCTTCGGCCCTTATTTACAGGATAAAAAATGGCTATTACTTATTTAAAACATGAAATACACGGCACTAAAATTGCCTATATGGAAGCAGAAGTAGAAGCAGATGCACAAAACGGCTGGATAGAGTATAATCCTGATACGCCTGCTGAACCGACAGTAGTTGCGGCTCCCGTCAATGAACTGGAAGTTAAACGACGTAGAAAAGAATAAGGAGCCTTAATATGGCAACGGCTGGCGATCAAATTAATGGAGCGTTACGATTACTTGGCATTTTAGCCGAAGGCGAAACTCCATCTGCAGAAACATCACAAGATGCGTTAACTGCATTAAACCAAATGATAGATAGCTGGAATACAGAACGTCTAGCTGTATACAGTACGCAAGACCAAGTATTCTCATGGCCACCTAACGTATTATCAAGAACATTAGGTCCTACAGGTGACTTTGTAGGCAATCGTCCAATATTGCTAGAAGATTCAACATACTTTAAAGACCCGTCAAACGGCATCTCTTTCGGTATCAAGTTTATCAACCAACAACAATACAACGGTATTGCGGTTAAGACAGTAACATCTACTTACCCACAAGTTATTTGGGTAAACATGACATACCCCAACGTTGAAATGTACGTCTATCCAAAACCTACTAAGGTATTGGAATGGCATTTTGTATCTGTTGAAGAAATAACACAACCAGCTACGTTAGCGACAGAATTATACTTCCCGCCAGGTTACTTACGTGCGTTTAAATATAATTTAGCTTGCGAGATAGCACCTGAGTTTGGCGTAGAGCCAAGCGCACAAGTATCACGCATTGCGATGGCATCTAAGCGTAACTTGAAACGTATCAACAACCCTGACGATATTATGAGCTTGCCTTACAGCATTGTAGGCACTCGTCAACGCTACAACATTTTTGCTGGTAACTATTAAGGATTAATATGACTTCAGTAACCATACTACAATTACCTGCAGCTACTTCTGCTACAGGCGCGGATAAAGTGCCTTTTGTGCAAAGTAGCGTAACTAAACAAATTTCCGTTGATGACTTATGTAAAAACAGGACTTTTGTTGCTCCCGCATTAGGTACTCCAGCTTCAGGTACTCTAACTAATTGTACAGGGCTACCCGTATCTACTGGCGTTTCAGGTTTAGGATCGGGTGTTGCAACATTCTTAGCAACGCCATCTAGCACCAATTTAGCCGCCGCTGTGACAGGTGAGACAGGGTCAGGTGCGCTAGTGTTTGCAACATCGCCTACGTTGGTTACACCTGCGTTAGGCACCGTTGCAAGCGGCGTAATTTCAGCATGTACGTCATCAGGCATGGTGTTGACTGCACCAGTCTTAGGCACGCCTGCTAGTGGCGTATTAGATAACTGTACTGGTAGCCCTACGTTTACAAACATTAAATACTCAGGGCTAGAAGCAACTACAGCCGCTGCACCAACTATTGCAAGTGCAACAACTATTGCACCAACTAAGCCAATTACATTTATTAGTGGTACTGCCGCAATAGTGACAATAACAGCACCAGCCCCAATTTCGGCTGGCGGTGGCACTATAGTATTTATCCCTACAGGTGCATTTACATGGACCGCAGCAGGTAACATTGCGGTATTAGGCACGGCAGTTGTTAACAGAGCGTTAAGTTTAACGTATGATGTGACAACGGCTAAATGGTACCCATCTTACGTTTAAAATATGAAATCACCTATACTCGGACAATCATATGTAGCACGAAGCATTAATGCTGCGGATAACCGCATGATTAATTTGTTTCCTGAAGCTACCCCTGAGAACGGCTTAGAGATAGGCTATCTTAATCGTGCGCCTGGACTAACAACATTATGCACCGTAGGTACAGGTCCTATTAGAGGTCTGTGGGCGCATCAAACAAACGGTACAGATGCGTACTGCGTATCAGGTACAGGCTTTTATAAAATAAATACAGATTACACGTCAATGTATATTGGTGAAGTGTTAGGGTCAGGGCCAGTCACATTTGCTGACAATGGTACTCAGATATTTATTGCTGCTAATCCATTAGGCTACATTTACAACGAAGTAACCAACGTGTTTGCTAAGATTACCGATCCTGACTTCACAGGCGCAGGTACAGTATGCTATTTAGATGGCTACTTTGTCTACAACGAACCTGATAGCCAAAAGATATGGATTACCCAGCTTCTTGATGGCACGTCAGTAGACCCATTAGACTTTGCTAGTGCTGAAGGCTCACCTGACGGTGTAGTAGCCCTTAACACTATTCATCGTGAACTATGGGTGTTTGGTACAGATACAACTGAAGTTTGGTATGATTCAGGCGCGACAGACTTTCCTCTAATCCCTATTCAAGGTGCATTTAACGAGACTGGCTGTCTTGCACCATATTCAGTAGCCAAGCTAGATAACTCTCTCTTTTGGCTAGGTAACGACCCTCGTGGGTTTGGCGTAGTGTTTAGGTCTAACGGCTACGCAGCGCAACGTGTATCGACACATGCTGTAGAGTATGCAATACAGAACTACGGCACTATATCAGACGCTGTAGCGTACACATACCAACAAGAAGGCCATGCCTTCTATGTGATTAGTTTTCCTACCGCTAACGCCACATGGGTGTATGACGTAGCGACAGGATCATGGCACGAACGTGCTAGCTTAGTTAATGGCGAGTTTGCGCGTCATCGTTCAAACTGTCAATGTAATTTCCAATCAACAACATTAGTTGGCGATTACGTAAACGGTAACATTTATAAATTTGATTTAGATGTATATGCAGACAATGGCGAACCACAAAAATGGTTACGTTCTTGGAGAGCGTTACCTAGCGGTCAAAACAATTTAAAACGAACTGCACAACATAGCCTTCAATTAGAAGCTGAAACAGGGGTAGGTCTTAATGGCATAGACCCATTAGACCCACTAGAAGGATTATTAACTACTGAATCAGGAAGTTTTATTACTACTGAGTCAGGCGAAGATTTACTAGTAACTGTAGCTACAGTAGAAGGTGCAAACCCTCGCGTAATGTTACGATGGGCTGATGATGGCGGTCATACTTGGTCTAATGAACATTGGACTAGCATGGGGCGTATAGGCCAATATGGATATCGTACTATTTGGCGTCGTCTAGGAATGACACAAAAGCTACGTGATCGCGTGTATGAAGTGTCTGGAACTGATCCAGTTAAAATAGCTATTATGGGTGCGGAGTTAATTCTAAATGGCACAAACGCCTAACTACACCCGCATACCTGCGCCTAGAGTTTCGCTTGTCGACCCACAGACAGGTATTGTATCAAACGAATGGTTTAGATTTTTTAATAATATTTACGCAATTACATACTCTGGAACTAACACAATTACTGCAGGTACGTATGGCTCTGCTACAAATGTAGCACAAGTAACAGTAAATGATTTTGGCGGAATTACAGGGGTTAGTAATGTACCTATAGCAATTGACGCAACGCAGATTGTTAGCGGTAATATTAACACAGCCCGTATTCAAGGCGCATACACAGGCATTACAGGCGTAGGTACACTAACGTTAGGTACATGGAACGCAACACCAATTACGACAACTTATGGCGGTACAGGGCTAACAAGTTATGCAGTAGGCGATTTAAGCTTTTACGCGTCAGGTACAGCGTTAAGTAAACTAGCCATAGGGTCAAGCACCTTTATACTTACTTCTAGCGGTACAGCTCCACAATGGACTAACCCTACTACGATAACCGTAGGTAAAGCAACAAATGTAGCAGGTGGATTAGCCAATCAGATACCGTATCAATCTGCGCTAGATACTACCGCATTTAATACAAAGTTAACTTTTGACGGTGCTAATTTTAATGTAACGGGTAATATATTTGCCACAGCAGGCACGACAACTATGGCAGATGGGTTTAACTATATACCTGCAGCAGCAGGCGCACCTACAGGCGTACCTGCAACAATAGCGGGGTATGTACCTATGTACTATGATACAACTAACAATTTCTTCTATGTGTATAATGGCGCATGGAAAAAAATACTTTTAGCATAAAGGACGCATAATGGCAACTTTAATACCAAAATATGAACTTACAGGTCAGACTACGGTTAACCGACCTATTAACGACAAACTAGCTGAATCAGTTAGCGTAGAAGATTTTGATGGCGCAACAGATACTTTAAAAGTACAAGCTGCTTTTGATAGCGGTCTTTCTATTGTCTTTACTAAGAACTACAGCGTAGATACGGTAACAATATCTTCTATAGGTCAAACAATTGACTTTAATGGGTATAGTTTAATTGGAACTCGTGATACAGGTAGCGCTACAGCACAATTCGTTCTTGCCATTACAGGCAGAGAATTAACCTTATATAACGTAAACGTAAACGTAAACTTTAAAAACTATACTAGTGGCGTTAGATGGTATAGCGTAAGTTCTGGTGCGCCAGCACAATATAATAAAGTCTATGGCATGCGTATATCTAACGCAGTCAACGGATTGATTTACGGACAAGAAGCAGGGTCAACATCAGTAGATGCAGCGCAATCAGAAAATACTATTTATAGCTTAACTTTTAGAGCTGTTCAAATCTGTTTTACTGGAAATCAATCAAACGGGTTCTTAACTTTAGTGTCCCCTTCATTAGATTGCAATCCTTATGAATGGACTTCACAACCAGGCTATAACGCAACAACGTGGCAAACAGCAGCGTTAGCATTACAAAACCCAGCTAACGCTTTATCAATAATTGGTGGTGAAATATTAAAAACAAGTTCACAGTTAGGTTATGGCGTATCAGGGAATAGCTTTTTATTATCTGGCGTAACGCTAGAAATGGCGGGGAATAACTTTTATATTGATGGCGGTGGCGTTACTATTAGAGATACGTTTAACTTCTACATGGCTTCTGATTCAGCAAACATAATTACTTTAGCTACTACAATAGACGGAACTAACGCTAGACCAATTGTATTAGATAACTGCACCATTGAACGCGGTAATAATGTAGGCTCTTACTCAGGTAACACGTTAGTAAAAGGTACAACTACAACACCTATAGTCATTTATTTTAACAACTGTAAAATTAATAACTGGAGTGCAATTAAACTTATAAACAGTAGTGCAGCTCAAGTTGGCGCACTACAAGTATCAAATGCTATTGGTCGATTCACTAACACATACACTATAAACTATGATGGTTCTGGTGTTTTAACTAGCACAGAGGTTTTAGCAAATTCAAACGCTATAAGCTTTACTACTGTTGCTTCAGCTTCAACAATAGAAACTTGGAACGCAGGGAACGTAATGTATATTTCAGGTACGACTGCGATTAATACAATTAACCCGCCATATCAATCTTTTAGAGGAAGTCTAACGTTTATCCCTACAGGTATTTTTACTACGACAACCGCAGGTAACGTTAAGATAGCTTCAACAGCCGTCGTAGGAAAAGCACTTACAATGATATATGATGGCACTTTTTGGTATCCGAGCTACTAATCATGGATAAATTAATCAGATTATTTTCAAGTTCACGTATTCCAGTACCGTTTGATAAGCAAGCGCATTTTAATATTGGATCGCTTATTGCGCTTATAGCATACTTTTTTATTGGATACTACGCTTTATTTGTCGTAATAGTGGTAGCGGGCGCAAAAGAGTGGTATGATTATCAGCATCCAACAATCCATACTTGCGATTTTTACGATTGGTTAGCCACGGTACTAGGCGCTGTTGTTACGTTAGGAGTTATATATGTCTGTTAGTTTATCACCGTTAGGCGGCGCTGGGTGGCAGTTTTTTAATGATAATGGTGTCCCATTAGCAGGCGGGTTATTGTACACCTATCTAGCAGGGACAACAACGCCTGCGCCAACGTATACTTCATCAACAGGCTTAACCGCAAACTCAAATCCTATCGTGCTAAACGCAGCAGGTAGACCGCCATACGAGATATGGCTAGATGGTATTAATTCATACAAGCTAGTATTAAAGACCTCGACAGACACGCAAATTTGGGTGATGGATAACATCACAGGGTTACCTGCCGCTAGATCACAAAACTATATTACAGCAACAGCAGGTCAGACCGCGTTTACGGTAGGCTTTGTTTATACGCCAGGCAATAACAGCCTAAACGTGTTGGTTAACGGTAGCAAACAAGTTGTAACGCTGAACTACACAGAAACTAGCACAACGGTGGTTACGTTCTTGACTGGCCTTAACGTAGGCGACATAGTGGAATTTATCCAGTAATGACACAGCAATTAGCTACATCAATGCAGGAAAAAGGATAACAGATGGCTACTATGCCTCAAGAATGGCACGATTTAAGAGATGCAAACACGCACCGTTGGTTTTTAGGCCACGTAGAAGCGTTAGAGTGTATTGATAATATTCTTTCTGCATTTGAATTATGGGATGATTTGATTGACAAAGATGTAGAGCTTGAGGACGAACACGTTCACAGAATCTTTGTTAATCTATTGTTTGTTTTACCGCAGAATAAATGGTTTGTAGCAAACACGGCGTATTACATGCCATTATTAATGACGTGCTTTAGTGCGTTTTTTGACTCAAATAAAATGTGCTTAAGCGAAAAGAAACATGTTCGCAACTTAGCTTTTCATATCCGCAACTTAGGGATAGAACTGTACATAGCAACAGCTTTCTTGTTAGGTGGATACAATCACATGCGTGAAGTTTCACGCGAGATACGCGAGTTTTTCGCGTTTGAAACTTTTGAAGAATGGGAGTATTACAATGGCTAGTTTAGTAGGTGGATTAATTTCAGCAGGGGCAAGTCTACTTGGCGGAGCGATGTCATCTAATGCAGCGGAGAACGCAGCGGAGACGCAAGCAAACGCGGCCAATCGTTCGGCAGACCTTGAATATAAAATGTTTAAAGAGAATCAGGCTGCGCAAAAGCCGTTTCTTGAAGCTGGATATAAAGGTCAAAACAGGCTGATGGACTTGTTAGGTCTTAGTGGTAACGCAGGCGCAGCAGGGTATGGTTCTGCTGCTAAAACTTTTAGCATGGCAGACTTTGAACAAGACCCTGGCTATGCGTTCCGTATGGAAGAAGGACTTAAAGCGCTTGATCGTACTGCGGCATCACGCGGCGGTATGTTGTCAGGTGCAGCGTTAAGAGGCGCTACACGTTACGGACAAGGTTTGGCCTCAGAAGAGTACCAAAACGCGTACAACCGCTATAACACTAACCGCGCAAACATCTTGAACCCTCTACAAAGTCTTGCAGGTCAAGGCCAAACGACAGCCAATACGTTAGGTACGGCAGGTCAAAACTATGCAACTAACGCAGGTAACGCGTACATGAACGCAGGTAATGCTGCTGCGTCAGGTTACGTAGGTAGCGCTAATGCGTGGAATAACGCGCTTGGTGGTGCAGCTAATATTTATCAGCAAAACCAATTGATGAACCGAATATTCCCTAGTGCAAATGCAGGTCCATATACAAGTGCCTCTAATTTTGAGTCGCGAATGGGTCTTCCACAAACAGGGTATAATAGACCTTAATAAGGATTAAATCATGCCTATAGATTCAAATATTGCTTTAGGGGTTAAACCAGTTCAGATTGAGTCTCCACTTAATCAGATGGCTAACGTATACGCTTTGCAAAATGCACAGCAGTCTAATCAGCTTAACCAATTAAATTTGGGAGAAGCCCAGCGTAAGATTGAAGATCGCAATCGTTTACGTTCAACACTAGGTGGTTTTGCAAAAGATATGTCTGTAGCTGATCAGGTAAACGCATTGGTTAAAGGTGGATATTTAGACGAAGCTAGACTACTAACTGAATCCGAAGCTAAAGTAAATAAAGATAAACGGGAAAGTGAATTAGCTGCTTCAACACTTAAAGCTAACAGCATTAAGTTCCACCGCGATTTATTGCCTACGGTTAGAGATCAAGCCTCATACGAAAAATGGGGTGTAAACGCAATTAAAGACATCCCTGAACTAGGTAAATTGTTACCTGCACAGTATGATCCTGCGCTTATTCCGCAACTAGCTATGTCAGCGGATAAGTATATTGAATCTCAAAAACCTAGAGAAGTTGCCCCAGGTAATGTAGTGTTAGGCCCTGATAATAAAGCTATCTATACTGCACCGTTTAAACCTGAGCGTAGCACAGATATCCCTACACTTAAACCAGGTGAAGTATGGGACGCTAAAAAACAAACTGTTATGCAAGTGCCAGGTAGCGCTGAGTACAATAAACAAAGTAAAGTTCACGGTACAGACTATAATGCTACTAAGACCGTTATATCTAAAATGGATAATGCAATATCTAAAGTAAATGAAATTTTAAGCCCTGAAAATAAAAGCGGGTTTGAAGGTAATTTTGGCGGATATAACGCTGCAATTACTAGACAGTTTACTGGCAATACCGCTAAAGTTAAAAAGAATATCGAGACAGTTAAAGCAGATATGAAGTCTGCTGGCTTAGAGTTAGTTCGTTCTGGTGGCAGTATTGGTGCTTTGACTGAACGTGAATGGCCAATGCTTGAAGCACAAATTGATGCTATTGATTACATGCTAGATGAAAAAGATGCGGAAGCGGCATTTAAACGCGTAATATCAACCTTTGAACGAATTAAAGATCAAGCTAAAGATACGTACCAAACTACATGGGGTGAAACGCAATACTTTAAACCTGACGCTATTAAAGGCGCAGGTAAAGCACCTGCTGCACCTGCTGCACCCGCAGGAAAGACTAAAGATCAGCTAGACTATGAAGCATATTTAAAAACTCATCCGAGCGCTAAAAAACGATGAACGAACAAGACGTAGTCTCATTTTTTACTGGTAAAGGATACGAACCGCATCAAGCGGCAGGTATCGCAGGTAATCTCATGCAAGAGAGTACGTTAAACCCTACGGCAAAAAATCCTACATCGGGCGCATTTGGATTAGCGCAATGGTTAGGTAGCCGTAAAAAGTCATTTATGGACTTTGCATTAAAAAACAAAAAAGATATTAAAGACCCGACAGCACAGTTAGAGTTTATTGATCACGAACTAAACACAACAGAAACACGTGCTAGAGATAAATTGTTAAACTCTAAAAATGCAACCGAAGCCGCATTTAATTTTTCAGATCACTATGAACGCGCAGGCGCTAATGAAAAGAAAAATGCTACACGTGCAAACTATGCAAATAGAATATTAAGCTCAATCGTTCCTTCCGCACAAGCAGGTGAAAATATGGACCAGCCTTTATCTTATGACGAATGGGTAGCATCAGGTAAACCTAAAACTGCAGCTACATCTGAAATACCATCACGTAAATCTGCAGCGTCTGCGCCACTATCGTATGACGAATGGGTAGCGTCAGGTAAGCCTAAAACGGTAGATGAAGCTAAAGGATTACATTTTGACCCGTTAAAAGCAGTTTACAACGCTCCTTCTTCTGTAAGTAATTTAATTTCAGGTACCGTTGAAGCGCTTACGCACCCACAGGATATTGTTAAAACGGCTGCAGGTGGGCTTTATAATTTAAGTCAAGCTATCCCAGGCAAAGCTACGCCTGTTGAAAACAGATATACAAGCGCGGTTAAACCTGATCAAGCGTTTATGCAAGATGCTGTAGCTAAAGCTAATGCAGTCGGTGGCGTATATAAAGAACGTTACGGCTCACCGCAAAAGTTCTTAACTGCGTTAGAAACCGATCCTGCTGCTGTGGCAGCGGATATATCTATTCTGTTTACTGGCGGTGCAAGTGCGGCTAGAAACTTAGGCGCTGCAGGTGTCGCTAATAAATTGGCTGTAGCGTCTAACGTAACTAATCCTTTTACCATTCCAGTTATGGCTTTGCAAAAAGCAGCGCCTATCGTAACTAAACCTGCGGGCGCAATAACTAATTATATTGCAAACGTAGTAGACCCTGCCGCAGCAGTACGATTAAATGCGGCTGAAGGACAAGGCGCAAACATTGTAAATGCGTTACGTAATAACCCTGAGATCGTACCAGGCAGTATGCCTACTGCAGGTCAAGCTGCAGAAGCGGCTAAAGTTGCTAAATATGCGGCACTTCAAAAAGAAGTGGCGAACTATGCACCTACAGAATATTTAGCTAGAACTACAGCGCAAAATGCAGCCCGTAAAGCCGAAATGACTACTTTAGCTGGAACAGAGGCAGAACAAGCTGCGGCAATAACTGCAAGAAATAGCTCAAAAGCAATTAACTATGGTCTATCTGATGTTCAATCTGCGCAAGCAAACGCTAAATTGACTGACCTTTTAAGTCGCCCATCAATGGATTTAGCACTTGCTAAAGCAAAACAATTAGCTAAAGAAGAAGGCGAGTCTTTTGGTATAGGCGTAAACAAACCTGCATCTCAAAGACAAGTTAGAGACCCAGTTTCACTTAACATGGTAACAATAACTGACCCTGCGCAATTTGCACGATATACAGGTAGAGAATTAGATTACTTAAAAAAAGGCATGGATGAACTACTAGCTAATCCTAAAGATAATGGTTTAGGACCTAATCAAACTAGAGCTATTCAAAAAACTAAAGAACAATACCTTAATTGGGTTGACAATGAAATTCCGGCTTATAAAACAGCAAGAGAAACTTATGCTGCGCAAAGTAAACCAATCAATCAAATGGAAGTTGCGCAATATTTAAAAGATAAAATGGAGTCTGCTTTATCTGAAGAAAAATTACGTCCAGGCGTATTTGCTTCCGCAGTAAAAGAAGCGCCAAAAACAATTAAAAATGTACTTAAAGAGCCTAGATTTTCTAAACTTGAAGAAATTTTTACGCCAGATCAAATAGCTAAAATTGAAGGGTTAACTAAAGATTTTGAAAGGCAAGCAAACTTTGAAACGCAAGCTAGTGCAGGTGCAAAAGCAGGCCGTCAAATACCTGAAGCTTCAATGGGTAAACTACCTAACTTTCTATCTAAAGTGGTTACGTTTGCTAACGCCATCATATCTAGGTTAGAGGGTAAAATATCGCAAAAGCTTGCTATGGATTTAGCGTATGAAATGCTTTCGCCTGAACGTGCGGCTACAGGGTTAACAAAAGCAATGGAACGTCAAGCTTCAATGCAACAACGTGGCGCAGCTATTACTGGCGCAGGCGCTAAAGTATTACAAGGTGCTAAATCACCAACGGGGTTAGCTGCAGGTCAAGTTAACAACGCATTATCTAACCAAAAAAACCGTAACGCATTAGCACAATAGGACTTTATCATGGACGATCAAACAACGCGACTGAATAGGATTGAAGAGAAGCTAGATAAGGTAGGCGAGGCAATCATCTCTTTAGCACGTATGGAAGAACGCATGATTACCTTATTCAGACGCATGGATAACTATGATCAGAACCAAACTGCAATCGAAGGCAGAGTAAATAAGATTGAAGTTGCACACGCAGGTAGCGCATGGGTTGAGCGTATCGTATGGTTGATCGTGGGTGGCCTTGTGATGGGGACTATCTATTTTGGTAAATAGCCGTAATCTGTCAGACTTGCATCCTAGAGTTAAAACGCTATGTGAGCGATTCATATTTTCATGTGCAAAGCAAAATATTGACGTTATCATCACGTCAACCTATCGTGACGCTGAAAGCCAAACAGCACTCTACAATCAAGGGCGCACAACACCAGGCAAGATAGTCACTAATGCTAAGGCAGGTCAGTCGTTCCATAACTGGCGCGTAGCGTTTGACTTCTGTCCGATTGTCAACGGTAAATGTCAATGGGATAACAAAGCGCTTTTTACTGCTTGCGGAATCATCGCAGAAGAGCTAGGCTTGGAATGGGCTGGCAGATGGACTGGCAAATTTAAAGAATTAGCGCATTGTCAATACACAGGCGGATTAACTTTGCAAGACTTCCAATCAGGTAAAACACTATGAAGCGTTGGTATAAATCTAAGGTATTATGGTTTAACTTTATCATTGGTGTAGGAGCAGCATGTGAAGCGTCTCTTAATATTGTGCAAGGCTATTTTGATCCTCGTGTATATTTCGCTATTGTTGCCCTTGTGTCTGGCGTTAATATGGCTCTACGTTTTATATCTACAACTAAACTCACCAAATGAATCTATTGATACTATATTGGAAACAGATCGCCGTGGCCTGCGCTATCTTAAGCGCTGGTTTACTGGGTTACTATCAAGGCTATGCAGGCGAAAAGGCAAAGTTTGATGCGTTCAAGCTAGAATTAAGCATACGTACTGAAGCCTTGCAACAAAAGAATAATGCAATTGTCACCGAACAGAAACAAATTACTTCTAATGTAGCGAAGGAATATGCAAATGCTGTCAAGAAACTTAATGCTTACTACGCTGCTCACCCTACTATTAAATGGGTGCGCAACACAAATACCCGTGACGTGTCCGACATTTCCGACACCACCGAAAGCATTGATGGAAAAACCGAAAGCGATGTACCTAGTACCGTCAACGCTAGTCCCTTAGATTGCGCGTCTGACGTCTTACAATTGCTACACTTACAAGAGTGGGTTAGAGACCAAGAAAATGTTAATCGATGAAGGTTTAAAGGCTTACGCAACAGATCGCCAAAAAGAATATATAGACGCAGTTAACGAATACGGTGGAATTAGGTCTGCCGCCAGATCACTAAACATTAATCACAGCGCAATAGTAGAAGCTTTTAGCTTACTACGCCGCCGTGCTGCCACAAGCGGGTACGCACCTGAGCAAGACATGGTGCGACCTGTACCAGAGCCGTTCATTGTTAGAGGTGTGTCAACCTACTATAACGCTGAAGGTAAAGCGTCAGGTCAATGGGTCAAGTCTAAGATAGACGACAGCAAACTGCAAGAGATGATGAAGGCAGTCATTGACGGCATGAAAGACGACATCCCTCGTTTGACTGCGCTACCTGCACCTGCACTCGGTAACGACAACCTACTCAACTGTTACGTGATAACTGACTACCATCTAGGCATGCTCGCCTGGGACGAAGAGGCTGGCGAGAACTGGGACCTTGACATTGCACAGGCGCTAGTAGTTAAGTGGTTTGAGCAGGCCATTGCACAGTCACCTAACGCAGACACAGCCGTGTTTGCACAACTATCAGACTTCTTACACTTCGATGGCATGGATGCAGTCACGCCAGCATCTAAACATCTACTTGACGTAGACACACGCTTTGCTAAAGTCGTGCGTTCAGCGATCCGTGTACTACGCACAGTCATTGACATGCTGCTTGCTAAACACCAACACGTACACATCATCATGGCAGATGCTAATCACGATCCTGTGTCACAGATATGGCTACGTGAGTGGTTCAGCGTATTGTATGAGAACGAACCGCGCATAACGGTTGACAAGTCGCCTAACCCGTACAACGCGTATGAGTTCGGTAAGACTGCGTTGTTCTTTCATCACGGTCATAAACGTAAAGTGTCAAACGTATCAGAAGTGTTTGCAGGGCAGTTCCGTGAGATGTTCGGACGTACTAAACACGCCTACGCGCACATGGGCCATTATCATTCTATTGACGTTAAAGAAAACAACTTGATGATTGTCGAGCAGCATCGTACACTAGCACCAGGTGATGCGTATTCTGCTCGTGGCGGATGGCTGTCAGGTAGAGATGCAAAAGTGATTACCTATTCCAAGCAGTTTGGTGAAGTAAGCCGACTAACTATTAACTCTGATATGCTGAGGTAACTATGTCTGAACGCACACCTGAAGAAATTTGTGAGGACCTTCTAGGCCAAACAATTGAAGAAATCGAAGTTGATTATGATACTGAACTAATCACAATCACCACTAACATGGGCAGAATTGAATTTAGTGGTGACGGATTAGAGATGTATGTCGAAACTGACGAATATGACTCTTAAAACGATTTTTTATTAAAATCGGTAGATTTTTGGCTTCTGCAATCGACGTATAACGCGAGAAAAGAGTGGGGTTAAGGCTACCATAGCCCCACACATGCTAAACCCTGCCAAAAATGCAGGGAAATAGCAAATCGCGTATTCAGTCAAAGTTAATGAGTAATTCATCAATATCTACCTCTATTTCACGGTCATTAGGCATTTTTACCATAGCAGTAGTGGGAAAGTGACCTGACCTTAGCACTTCAACGACACATTCACCTTTATTCCACCAACACCATTTTTGTAGCTGCACTTTTTGATCTCTCATTTTTACCACCCCAACTGATTAAAGCCACTAGAAATACTCACCGTGGTATGTTTACGTGTTTTCTTAGGTGACGCAATCGGGTAGTCTAATAAACGATATACACCTGGCGGGTCCTCTTCGCGTTTTCGCTTTGTAGCAGTTGATCCAGCAAAACGTTGAACTGTCTCTTTAGCTAACTGTTCTGCAGTTTTAGGTCTGTAAGGCATATTAGGGTTAGCATAATACTGTGACACCATAATAGCTTTAACTCTACGTTCTTCAATCTTATCTTTATGTAGCTTGATGTAGCCTTTATCAATCAAGCGTTGTAGATGGTTGCTCAACTGATCTTTACTTAAGTTAAACGCCTGCATCAGCATACGACGCGTTTGAGGGTTTTCTGCCATAAGATTATACATTGATTCTTTTAACCGTTCATACTTTAACTGGTGTTCGTAACTCATTTTATATCCTTATATCTAGTCGCTAAGATTAGTTCACAATAGTGTATGGCCTTACGTATATCTTCAGCGCCATTCTTAGCGATATGACGTGTAATGTACTTGATTACGTTGCCCTCTAAAAAACCTAGTCGGTTAGCCGTGATGTATTCTACTGGCTGAATAATCATGTCTTTGTAGTGCGACCCGCCCTCTTGTTTATTTAGCGGACTAACTTTTAAACTACACCACGGGCATACTTCGTTATCGTACTTTTCTGCCCCGCATGAGTCACATAGCACAAACTCTCTATCTGCGCCGCTACCCATTTTTTGCCTCTTCCTGTACTTGTGCGCCTATCTTTTCTAGCACACCGTCACTTAGTAGCG